GAGACCCTTGGCCAGATCCGCTCTAAGTTTGCTACTGTTCCCATTCCGGGCGATAATGTTACTTTAAATGGACCAGCTTTAATTAGCGAAGGCCGTGAAGAACAGAATCGACTTAAAGAAGAACTAACAACTATTATTGACACTCTGACATACGAGAAGTTGACTGCACAAGATGCTTCAATGATTGAGAACGTCAAGAAGATTCAAGAAGTAATGCCTATGTTAATTTATCAAGGATGAGGTGATTAATGGCAAACAATAAGTGGGAACAACCCGAATCGCCTCCCCCACCTCTTTTCCTTGGGCAGAAAGAGAAAGATCTTGTAAAACAAGTAAACGATGAACTTGCAGAAAGGGTCATAGGCCAGCAAGTTCTGTATTATCCAATTGATCTGGAAACAACGAACTTTCATCCTATCTATGGTGAAGCTATAGTAAAGAATTTTCTTCCACCGATCCGCGTCTATGCTTTAGTTGAATGGAACGAAGACAGAACCAGATTTACTAGCGGCATCGGTCTAGACATTCAAGAGCAAATTACAGTGCATTTCCACAGAAGAAGATTAGAAGAAGATCAAGACCTGTATGTTAGAACAGGCGATTTCTTAATGTATGGGGATGTTATTTACGAGATTGTAGGTACTGCTGAGCCTAGACAGTTATTTGGACAAATTGAAAACCCAGTGGAAATATCTGCTAAGTGTTTTAAAGCAAGAAAGGGAATATTTGATGCCACATGATTACAAATACACTGGCATTGATAATGCCGACAATGTTATCCAAGAGATACTGCTAACGCCATCTACTTTAGAAACCATCGACACAGCAATGTTTAGGCATCTTAACGAGCGTTTTCAATTAAGCACCAATACTAACGATGGTTTTAAAAAAGCACCTCTTCTGTGGCTATCTGCGGAGCGTTCACATCAGATTAAGAACAATCCTGATATTCGTGATGACAAAGAAGATTTAATATACCCCTTGATGATTATCTCTAGGGAATCAGTTGAGAAAGATCCAAACTTTAAAGGATCTTTTCAGGCACATTTTTTCGATGGCCCCGGTCAGGTCCCAAATGACCCGAGACGAGTAAATGTTCCTTTAGCCAGAAGAATCATGCAAAAAAAGACTTCTGAGTTTGCCAATGCCGACGCTGCAAGAAAGTTTGGCCCCAACCGAAGAATAGGTTCCGGAGACCCAAACAGAAAAAGAAAGAATACAAAAGTTGTATATCAAACTGTATATGGCCCACTTCCCACATATGTTCGAGTCAATTACAAGCTAAGAATCGTATCAGATCACCTTCAGCAGATGAATGATCTAACAACACCACTACTGACAAGAACTGGGCAAATTAATACTTTCTTTATCGAAGCGGAAGGTCATCGTTATGAAGTATTTATTGATGGCAACTTTAGCTACAGCAATAACTTTAATGATTTGGGCGAAGAGCTAAGAACCTTTGTGACAGACATCAACTTTAGAGTTCTTGGCTATCTCATGGGCGAAGGCCCAAATGATGAGAGACCAAAGTTTTCCATTGTAGAAAATGCAGTGGAAGTAAAGATACCAAGAGAACGAGTAATGGTTGGCGATATTAACGAACTGACAAAGAAATCATTTTATCGCGAGTAGTCTTTTGGAATCGCAAATAACTATTTATTTTGAATGTTACTACTATTAGGAGTTAACTAATATGGCCGACGAAAGAAACTTTAGATTTGTATCGCCCGGTATTTTTATTACCGAACTTGACCGTTCACAGGTACCAGTAACCCCCGATGCGGTGGGTCCTGTTATCATTGGACGTTCACGACGCGGGCCTTCCATGAGCCCAACAAGAGTAAATTCATTCGCTGAATTCTCTACCATCTTTGGTGAGCCTGTTCCCGGCAACCAACAACCCGGTGACGTTTGGCGAAATGGTGCCCTTAACTCCCCTATGTACGGAACTTATGCAGCACAAGCCCATTTGCTTGCTGGCGATACCCCACTTACCTTTCTAAGATTGGCCGGTGTAGAGAATAACAATGCAACTGCCGATACTTTTGGAGAAGCTGGCTTCGATGTTCCGACCGCTGCAACAAATGTAAAAGCAGAATCTACAGCAGGAGCCTTTGGCTTGTTCCTCTTCGGTTCAGCAAGTGCCGGAGGAGCAGGAAAGATCGCTGCAACTGGTACACTCGCAGCAGTTCTATACGCTAGTGGCACAGCAATTTTCCCAACCGGAACCACTGATGCAGGCACTGCCGCTGCTGGCATGAATATCTTGTTTGATCTAGGAACCTCCCCACAGGTAGATCTCATGATCTCTTCCAGTGCAGGTACATCTGAGGTATATAAGGTGTCTTTCGATGACGCAAGCCCTAACTACATTCGTAATGTACTAAACACGAACCCACAGCTTTCAGTCTATCGCTCTGATGCTCCTGTAGATTCTGTTGAGAACCCGGATAAAGCTCAAAACTACTGGCTTGGCGAGACATTTGAGAGATCAGTTAAGGACAACATCCTAGCAACTAATTCAAATTACTTTGCTGCTGTTCTTCCTCTTAATAAAGCAGGTGCTGCGGGATACTCTAATCGCCGCTCAGGCCACCGCGAAGCACATACGCCTTGGTTCATCTCACAGGACCTTAGTGCAAATACGTCTTCATTCAGTCCTCGTGATCGCTCCAGAGCAATTCCATTGTTCAAGTTTGTGACTCTTAACGGCCAAGGTAAGTACGCTAACGAGTCAATCAAAATTTCGATTGCAAACGTACAATACTCTCCAAATGACAAAGTAAACTTTGGCACCTTCGACGTCTTGGTCAGAGACATTAGAGACACCGACTCAGAACCAGATGTCATCGAAAGATACGATGATTGTAATTTAGATCCAAACTCAAGCAATTACATTGTTGCTAGAATCGGTAATAGCTTCAGAGAGTTTGATGATACTACAAGAACTATTAGAGAATATGGCGAGTACCCAAGCCGATCAAACCTTATTCGGGTTGTTGTAAGCACCGAAGTTGAAGCCGGAGACACCCCCGCACTATTGCCATTTGGGTACTACGGCGTTCCTAGATTCGCAACAGTAACTCAAGTGAGCGGCACTAGAGCCACAAACTACAGTGCTCGCTACATTGCTAAGGGCGGCTTCACTGGCTCTAATGGTGCTGGTGCGTCAGCTTATGTCCTTTCTTCCTCAAAGGCAACTGGTACTGTTAACTTCCCAAGCATCCCTGTAAGAGTCACAGCTTCAGATAATTCATTCGCAAGAACTGATTTCTTTGGAATTAGCACGACTAAGACAGAAACTAGCACAACATTCGATGAAGGCTACGTTGACTACACTCGCTTCTTAGGCGAAGATGTTGTCGGAGAAACTGCATGGAATGATAACTTTGGCCTAAGCGTTAGTTCTTTGCCAACCGGCACCGCATTCCAAGACGGATTCACCCTAGATGATGTTGTAGTTGTAACCGGTTCAGCTTACAATTTTGGAACCTCTAAGCGGGGTAATATCCTTAGAGCAGTATTCACCTCAGGGTCTCGGGCAGCTGGCAACTCCTTCACTGCTAAGTCAGGAACAAAACTGCCCTCAACAGCAAGCTATAAAAATATCATTGATGCTGGCTACACCAAGTTTACCGCTCCAATGTTCGGTGGCTTCGACGGCTTCTCCGTATACGAGAGAGACCCGCTTCGTAACCGTCTAATGGACGGTCAGAGTCCTACTCTTGAGAGCAACTATGTATTAAACACTTACAGAACCGCTCTAGACATTCTAACCGATACTGAGCAGTTTGAATATAATCTACTTAGTATTCCGGGTGTTTGGTTCTCCGGTGTCACAAATCGTGCTCTTGAAATATGTCAGCAACGCGGCGATGCCCTCGCGGTTATTGATGTTAAGGGCGGATACAATCCTCCACACGAACAATACGTGACTGATGCCACTTCTAGAAGAGGCACTGTAGAAGCAGTTATCGACGACATCGACTTAAGAAACTTGAATAACTCATATGGTGCAGCTTACTACCCATGGGTTCTTATTAACGATACACTTAGCGGTTCACCACTTCGCGTACCACCAAGTGTCCCTGCCATAGGTGTTCTCGCCAATACAGAGAAAGTCGCAGATGTATGGTTTGCACCAGCCGGGTTTAATCGCGGTGGATTGGCCAATGGCTCGGCAGGTCTGTTTGTAACTTCAGTAGACGAAGTTCTTAACGCTGGCGACCGTGACCGACTCTACGCTAGAAACATTAACCCAATCGCACGATTCCCATCAGAAGGCATTGTAGTGTTCGGACAGAAGACACTTCAGGCAACGCCTTCTGCTCTCGACAGAATTAATGTTCGTCGTCTTCTCATCTTCTTGAAGAAGGGTATTTCGAGAATTGCTTCTACAACTCTCTTTGAGCAGAATGTACCTGCAACTTGGAATCGCTTCAAGAATGCCGCTGATAACTTCCTAAGCAGTGTTAAAATCGGATTTGGTGTAGATGACTTCCGAGTTGTACTAGACGAGACCACAACAACACCAGATCTTGTTGACCGAAACATTCTCTATGCCAAGGTCTTCATTAAGCCAACCCGGTCTATCGAGTTCATCGCTCTGGACTTTGTTATCACAAGATCCGGTGCCTCTTTTGACGACTGATACTAATTAATAGAGAATAAGGAGCTTTTCTAATGCCATTTGATAGTACAACGAACTTTTGGACAGCACCCGGTGCGGTAGACCCAAAGCGTAACTTTCGCTTTAAGGTTTCTCTCTTTGGGCAGCAAATTTGGTGGGCCAGAGACGTAGACCAGCCGCAGGCTACTGTCTCTGAAGCAACTCATGACTTCATGACCCATCGTTTTTACTACCCTTCTAAGGTAACTTGGAACGAGATTAATATGACTTTGGTCGATCCAGTAACACCGGGAACATTGGACCAACTTCTTCTTACATTACAAAACACTGGCTATATTCTTCCTGCGAATCCTAATGACATAGATGCCTTTAGCTCTATTGATAAGCCGTCCGCTGTGGATGCTTTGGCAGATGGTGGTGCGGTTACTATTGAAGTTCTAAATGCTACTGGCGATCCACTGCATCAATGGACCCTCAACAACGCTTTCATTAAGTCAATTACGCCTTCCCAGCTTTCATACACTAATGAAGAGTTAATGACTGTTGGTCTTGGTATTCGTTATGACTGGGCAAGCTATACATCACTCAATAATGAGTTTGATGATGCAACTGTCAATTCGCCGGGTCTATTCAAGGTCTGATAAAAGTTATAAACGAATCTAATTATTATTGGAGTAGTTTATCATGACCTTTTGGACAGACACAGACAACATCCTTTCTCCCAAGAAAAAAGATCATTTCTTGGTGAGAATGGACAGCCTTTTTGAAAACGAAGTTTTATGGTGGGCAAAATCAGTTGACAAGCCCTCCATTGAATATGAGGCCAACTCTGGACCTCAGGCAAATGCCTATATGATGGGTGCCGGCCTAGCAGGACAGAAGGTTGGATATATTAATCCGGGTGCTTTGAGTGCCTTTAGCCCAATAACGATAACATTTGTAGACCCAGATGGTCCCAGACCCGCAAGCAAGGTAACAGAAAGGCTAATGTCTTATATGCAAGACGCAGGAAAGACTGGTAATTATTATGGGCTACCGAATGCAACTAGGAACCTTGGTGTTGTAGAGATACAACAGCTTGCACACAGGCCAAAATCCGGTGGTATAGGTAATTTAAAACCCGTCGAAACTTGGACTCTTTTTCAGCCATATATTATTGGTGTGGACTTTGGAGATCTGAGCTATACCGATGAAAACTTACTTGAACTTAGTATAAGATTGGGCTATACCGGGTTTAAGGTTGAGATTGGCGAAACTACATATAAGTTTGGTAATCAAAATTAATACTTGACTTCTATTAATAATCTGTTATATTATAGAAGTCATATGACGGAGTATACTTATGAGAGATAATAGTTCTCGTTTTGCGGCTCCTACTGAAGAGCCCGCACCAGAGCAGCCAAAAGCTGTTGACTTGATGTCCTTTGTGGCACCAACGCAGTTTGTTGATCTTCCTTCAAGGGGAGAACACTACCATGAAGGTCATCCACTTCATGGCAGTACATCAATTGAGATTAAGTTCATGACCGCCAAGGAGGAGGATATTC